GATGCACGGATTCGGGAGAGCGCAGGAACTTAATGAGCGCTGGACCGGTCGTGCGTAAACGGTCGACCGCGTGAGCAAAGCGCAGCGGGTCACCGCCTAAGTAGTTGTCAATGTATTCCACATAGGGAGTAAATTCGGTCTGACCAGGCAGCAAGACCTGAATCATAACCGGTTGATTGTTTCGTTTGTCTGAATTGTTTACACGTATGATACGACCCTGGATGCCATGCTCCTGCATATAGAGCAGGGCCACGATGACACCACCAAACAGGGTAGCGTCTTCCAAGTAGCGCTTATATACGTGGGTCGTCATAGGGTGGTCCGATGAGTAGTAACCGAAAATGGTCGCATAAGACTTCAGACCGCTGAAGAACCACCCGTCCTTATTTTGAATTGCATACATATTGATTCACTATCCTCTTTATTTCATTCAAGTCTTGCAGGGTCATACGAGTGCCTTTTTTTAGAAAATTATAGGTCGGATGGTAGCTCAAAATATCTGATTGTTTTACAAAGTCCGACAATGCGAGCTCATTCGCCTTCAAGCACTCCGCGAGCTCCATACGTAAAGTAGTATCCTGGAACCTAGGAGCGGTCCTGGACCGTTCGACTTCCGGGAGCTCTGGCAGCTGGACCTGGCTGCTTTTTAGCAGCTCTGGAGTAGGCCCCACGATAGAGCGGTCAACTTTTCGCATTACGCGATTTTCACCACCGACAGAAACGATTACTATATTTTCGTATTCGTATGCCTCTCTATATATTTTGATTTCTTTTGACTCGCTCATGGATTGTACCCCTTCCTTGCTTTTTTAACGCCTCATCGATATGGTCCCACAGGAAACCAACCTGCTTCAAAACAAAATTATCATTGTAATATTTATCGCATAACTGGCCACCGGATAAGATGACCCAATCGAGATAAGCAGCGGACCCGAATCCAAGCTGCTGGGCTTGGCGTTGCTGCTCTAAAATCCATAAACCGATATCGGTATATAGTGCTTGATAGTCCATAGTTGTTACAACTCCTCTAATTTAACATAAACGCCGCACGGGTCGCCCCAAAATTTTTCAATAATATTTGAAGCGATACCTGCATCATTTTCAAAGAAACCCAACTCGGCCAGGCAATCCTGCGGCAGCTTGATGATATTATCCGTGTCGGGCTTTGTCGTTTTCCACTGTCCATTATAGGCGCCTTTTTTCAAGGGATAAATCCACTTGGTCGTTAAGCGCAGCGGAGCCTTCAATTTATCAGGCGGAACAAAGTGCGAGAAGTAAGCCATGAACTTAGCACGGGCAGCGACCACATCGTCCGGCTCGTAGAATCGGGGGTGGCCATTTTTGACCGCAACCTTTTTCTGCTGATGTGTAGTTGTTGGGAGTTCCATAGGAACGAAAAATTCAACCATCATGACTCATCCTCCGCCTTTCTAAAATCGACACCGTGCCATGCTTGCCAGGCAGGGTCATAAACGATATAACCGGTCGAGCGTAACTGCTCAAAAATCCACTCGAGCAATTCGGGTTGATTTGCAATCCAATCGAGGACCTTCGATTTATCCGGGTCGTATTCCATACCCGGGAGCCTATGAAAATTCATCGGCATATTTTTTGCAACTTCTAACTTTACCGATTTTTTACGTCTCATAATTTTACCTCATTTTACTTTGTGATTTTTTCACATTCTTTTATTTTTCTTTTTCGCGATTGTCCATGATTGAGTGGGCAGGCCAAGGGGGGCAGCATGTAATGCCCCCTTGACTGACCCATTCATGGACTTGGCCATTTTTGGACACTTCCACTTTTTACCCCCAGTTAGGGGTATAGGGTGCCTGTCCATGGACAAATGGACAAATGCCTCGAGTTTGTCCATGTCCAAAATGATTTTTTTACACCTAAAAGGTGCAACGAATGACCGATGGACAAATGGACAAACTCGGTGTTTTGTCCATTTTGTCCAATGACATGTCCTCGAGTTTGTCTTTGTCCAATACACCTGCCAGGTGTAAAATCTACGCTTTTAGAACGTAATCTCCATCCATTTTATAGGCAGGATTTTCATCGATTCTGCGCTTGAAAGTTCGTGAAGAAATTCCCAAAGCCTCACACATATCATTTTTAGTGACCGGGTTCACGCCATCAAATACTGAAGCATAAGCCGTCTCAAAAGCGGCTGCTCGTTCCTCCTTGCGCTTGTCCGGGTCGGCTTTCTTTTGGAAGTTTTTCTTCCAAGGCGGAGTCGCCTCATCCACTTCGATATCGGTCAAGATACCGGACTCGTCCACGCTATGCAACGGATAGCTGAACCATATATTTTTAGGTTTGAATTTCGCGAATTCACGCAGCGTACCATCCACTCGCCAGGCTGTACTTGATTTAGTTTTTTCCATAGAGATTTTTACGAGCTCATTCGTTTCCCATCTATCCTTGATATTAACGACTGCACGCTCGAAATGGTCGCGCATTTGGACCCTAGACTGTAGGTCATCAAGTCCCACATATTGCTCCATGTAAGGTCGATTCATGCGATTAATAGCGTCCTTGTAGATACCACACGCGACACGCTCAGTGCGCTGCTTCATGACTTCTTCAGTCACTTCAAGCTCTACCAGGTCAATCAGAGCGTCCGGGTCCCGAGCGAATACTCCCGACCCACTAGCACGGTCCATCGATTTTTTACCTCCCTGCGCACCTTTTGAGTGGTGGTGGCAGTAGATAACTGAGCAGCCTAGCTCAGTGGCCACTTTATCAAATTGGTTCGTGAAGTGGGCCATTTGGTCTGCAGAGTTTTCATCCCCGGTCAGTACTTTATAAATCGGGTCGATGATAACTGCGATGTACCCTTTTTTATGGGCCCGTCTGATGAGCTTAGGTGCCAGCTTGTCCATCGGAACGGTTTTACCACGTAAATTCCAAATATCAATATTCGAAACATTGGCAGGCTCCACGCCCCTGGCTGTATATACATCCTTAAAACGATGCAAGCACGATGCACGGTCCAATTCAAGGTTCACATATAGGACCCGGCCCTGTGTACATGGCCATCTCAACCACTTGGACCCTTCCGCAATCGCAATGGTCATGTCAATTAATAGAAATGATTTACCAGCTTTCGATGGACCGGCAATTAGCATTTTGTGACCCTGGCGCAGCACGCCTTGGATTAGCTCCGGAGCGAGCTCGGGCATATTATCCCAAGAATCGCTCAAGCCTTCCGGGTCCGGCAGCTCATCATTCAAGTCCTCGATGTACTGGTACCATTCATCCCAAGAAGCCTGCCCGATATTCGTGTCGATGATGTACTGCTTATTTTTTCCACGCATAACCCCCGGCAGCCTACTCAATCGGCTCGGGTTTTTGTTTTGCTCATCGACATTCAGACCATTTTTTTTACAAATTTTATACAGGTAATCAACTCGGGTTTTGTATTCATCCTTATTAGCAGCTTCGATTCGAACGATAGCATGAATGGACTTGCCGCCACTGTAGACCATGGCTGCAATTGGCAGCTCAAGCTCACGCATGATGGCGTTCTGCTTTTCGAGGTCCATATTATCAGATTCAACGAGCGCATATCTAAAGTTCGTCACATTTTCATTTTTCACGCCTTGGCCGTCCATAGGATTAAATCGGACCCAAGCGCCGGCTTCGGGATTGGAGGACCCGAGCGCAGCGTCTATACTTTGGTATCGATTCAACTCACGGATGAGCTCCCCGGCTGTACGATAGTAGCTGCCTTTATTTGGCAGATACTTCTCGACTGCGCCGTTCTCGCCGTATTTAGGGTAGCTTTCCATAGAATAAGCCACGATGTCATCCGACATAAACAGCGTATCCAAGTACCGAATGATTTCTTGCACTGGATTAAAATGAGTCGGTTCGTGGAACTCCTTGCCATCGACATAGGCTTTATCTAGAAATTTATAGCCATTATCATATTGGATGTACGAGTTCCAATCGAGTACGCCCCGACCATCATCGTATCGATCGTGAGCGCCCGATGGCTCCCACCCTTGCTCAGTAGCAAGATGGAAGATAGTCCCACCAGTCACAGGCGAGCCAGTGCCCTGGAATGTATCCCATTTCGAGTAACACTCCCCTGGGTGATAACGGCCCGAATCACGCTGCGACCATTTGTCCCAATCTGAAGCAGTATAGCCCTCATATTTAAGAGCCATCCCCACGTTGACCCATTCCTGGTAATCCAACATCGCAGGGTCGACATTTTCAAGGATTTCTAAAAAATCGGTTTGTGTACTTTCTGCCATTAACTCACCCCCTCGTTTTTAACTTTTTGAATTTGACATTTACACATTAACATTCTCCGGTTTGTAATTTTTAGCAACGATACCTCGTGGGATTCGCCACCCGTTCGCTGCTATTCGATTAATCATATTTGAAGCAGCTTCGAACGGCCACATGCCCACATTACGGAAACCACGCTGCTCCAAGAAACGGATTTGCTTCGGAGTAGTAAGTCCTTCAGTTTGGCGCTTCGATAAGCGGTCAAGCATTCGCTGAGCCTTACCAGCGGAATCAATCTCATCCGGGAAGATGCCCAATTTTTCAAGGGCGATATTTTGCTTCTCGGTTGGTTTTTCCATTTCCCACCCAAAGGCCGGAACGTAACTGGTTAGGTCCTCAGCATGGATACTCATTTCAAACTGTAGTGGGTCCACTAGCTTACGCTTACGCTTGCGCATTTCTGCCAGCTTATTAGCAAGGGCTTCTTCACGCTGAGCGGTCACGTCCTCCTTCGCTGCAGCTTCTAGGTCATCAAGGTCTAACTCCACTCCGGTCTGCTCCTCGGTTTTAGCTACCATAGCCTTAGCCACTTCTTCATTCTCAGCGATAAGGTGCGCTGGGCGGCATAGCTCGTGCTTCTCGGTATGCCATAAGAAATCGAGTAGCAACAAATGAGTTTTACCAGGGAACAAACGAGTCCCCCTTCCGACCATTTGAGAATAGAGCGCCCGGACCTTAGTCGGTCGAAGTACGACCACACAATCCACGGATGGGCAATCCCACCCTTCAGTCAGCAACATAGAATTACAAAGAACATTATACTCCCCACGGTCGAATGCTTCGAGCACTTCCGCTCGGTCCTTTGATTCGCCATTGACTTCCGCAGCTTTGAATCCTTTTGAGTTTAGGATATCGCGGAACTTTTGTGAAGTTTTAACCAGCGGCAGGAATACAACTGTTTTTTTATCCATACAGTGCTGCTTCATTTCCTCGGCTATTTGCTCCAAGTAAGGGTCAAGCGCCGTCCCGACATCGCTGGCCTTAAAATCGCCTTGCGACATTCCAACGCCAGCCAGGTCGAGTGATAACGGAATCGTCAACGCCTTAATCGGGCTAAGATAGCCTTCACGGATAGCCTTCGGCAGCGTGTATTCATACGCTAGTGAATCAAAATAGGTTCCTAAGTTTTTCATATCCCCACGGTCCGGAGTAGCGGTCACCCCGAGCACATTCGCACTTTCAAAATGAGAGAGCACACGCTGATAACCATCGGAGATGCAATGGTGCGCTTCATCTACCACGATAGAGTCGAAATGGTCCGGGTCGAACTTCGCCAGCCGCTTAGGCTGCTGCAAGGTCTGAACAGACCCAACGACCACCCGGTTCCATGAACCTAGACTGGTAGATTCCGCCTTTTCAAGTGAAGTCTGCAGACCGGTCGCTTGTAGCAGCTTGTCGCTTGCTTGGTCGAGCAGCTCCGAGCGATGAGCCAGGACGAGCACGCGCTCGCCTAGCCTTACTCGGTCCTCTATCACTTTAGAGAATACAATCGTTTTACCACATCCGGTCGGTAGGACCAGCAGCGTCTTTTTATTGCCAGCGGCCCATTCTTTTTGAATGGACTCACGTGCCTCGGTTTGATAGGGTCTGAGTTCCATTCATTACACCCCTTAGAATGCGCCGTTATTCCATGGACCAGCAGCAGGCGCAGCTTGCATTGTAGGAGCAGCTTGCTGAATTCCACCATTCACAAACTGAGCATTTAAGACTTGCGCTGGGTTCACTTCATCCGGATATAACATCGCTTTAACTTCGTTGTATTGGTCGCCATTGTAAGTGTAAATTTTCACTCGGCAATAGCCACTCTTACCAATGATATTATTGAAATCCATTTGAAGCGGCGCATTTTTTTGCTTCATTCCGATAGCTCCAAAGAACGCTGATAAGAGTCCTTCATTAGAGCTGTATAAGAACAGGTTGTGGCGTAGAGTAGCTTCGCCCTGAGCAGATGGAACTTTAAGAGTTACCTTAGCTTGTGGGCAGGCTGGAATTTTACTCTTCGGACCCGGAGTGAATTGGGCACGCTCTAGACCAGAAACAGTGAAATAGTAGACCCCTTCGGGTAATAGGACGAATTCTGAATCCTTTTGAATTGTATCATCCCAAGATAGTACGCGGTCCGGTTGGTTCATTGGTTGGTTGTAAGTTGTCATAATTTTATACCTCTTTCATTTTCTAATTTTTAGCATTTCGATTTTTCAAAATTTCTTCCATTGATTGGTCCCAATGGCTGACGATGGCTCCCCAGTATTCCTGTGGGAAATTTTCAATCGGCGTATCCTGTGGGAAATGCCCACGAGTGAATGCCATGAGTTGCAGCTCTTCCACTGACACTGAGTTCTGCAGCATTAAGTCCTTCAGAGCGGCCGGAATGATATCCGGGATATCAATTGTTGATGATTCCGCAAACGGGTCACTTGTAACTG